TTGTCACAAACATGGGTAGTTGTCGAGCGCCGAGGGAGTTATCACCGAATAGCGACCCATCGACATAATCGACCGCACCGATAACTGCTCCATAGTCTGTTTTTGGGACGTACTGAAACCCACCGTCATCCCGCTCTACCATCACGCCGCAGCTCACGTCGGTGCCCACGAATAACCCGCTGTTCGCCGCCCCGCCGTCTTTATCCTCGATCACCGCCATCATGGTGATGCGGCCGTCTAGCTGCCAATTTTGGCGCAGGTCGAACTGCTCGTACGCGTAATCCTGCGACGCAAAAATCGTGTCTCCGGAAGCCATGAACATCCGCCCCCGGTAATACTTCACCAACTGGCCCGGCGGTGGTGGCTGCAGAAATTGCGTCTCCAATGGCAAGCCCAGCTCCAGCGTGTCATTCCCGAACGTTGCCGACACGGTAGCGTTCGGCACCAGAAGCGCAGCAAACAACGTGTCGCCGTTCGGTGGACTGAGATAGAGCTGTTTGTAGTTGACGCCGGGGTCGGCCGATACGGGAAGTGTGAATACCAGCCCGCCGTTGGCCGGCACAACCACCAAACCAGCGAGTGGCGCCCCAGACTCCTGCCCATCACCGCGCAAGTACGTCATCGTGTATTGGTAGGTGCCCGCCGGCATCGCGCCGACCGAAACCGATACCCCAGGCAGCACCGGTGGCGTAATGCCCCAGGTGCGTGCTGCACCCTGCTCGAAAATGCCGGTCTCAACGCCGTTGGAAAAGTAGACGCGCTCGTTGATGGCGTCGAAGTCCATGCGCGCACCGTCCGTGAGCCCGCTACGCACTGTCGTCGATGTGTAATTGGTGGCCAGTCTCTTGAGCGTGCTGCCTGCAACGTATAGGCAGATGTCCCCACGCGCCCACAGCGATTGCGCCGCGCCGGTAACGACTTTAGTCTGGCCTGCCCGGCGCGAGATACGCCCGCTCTTGTCAATATCGGCGTTGGTAGCGACCGCTAGGTCATCCATCCCGAAACGCTCTGGGTCGACATCATTACGCAGTCCGGAGAACGCACGGTACGTGATGACATCCGAGTCGCGTTCTGCTGGATCAGCCATTACCGCCCCCACGTAAATCCGTTGGCCCCATACGCGATGGTTGTATTGGCGAACATGGTGCGCTTGACTTCCCGGATCGCAGCTTTGACCGCATCCTCGAACGCAGTCTTGTGTTTTTCCGCATCCACAGGTGACCCCGCATCGGCGTCGAATCCACGCTGCGCGCGATACGCCGCCCACTCCAGAACATCGAGCTGGTACCCCTCGGGGGTCTCGGACTCACACTCCCGACTATCAGGGCTATATTTCGTCATCGGCAGCCGTACCACGCGCAGGTACAGGCGCTTCCCCGCTTGATCAGCGCCCGGCGTTGGGTACACGCTCAAGACTACCTTACCCTGACGGGTGTACACCGCAGTTTCATCGGTGTAGTACGCAGCGGGGCGCCCGGGAGCGATCGAATTCGGCTGTGTTGGGTCCCACGATAGAAATTCCGCTACATGCGGCATGAACAGCATTCCATGCCCACTGCGCTGAATGTCGTAGCTGTCCGTATCATACCGTGCGGAGACTACGGAGAGAATGGAGGTGTGCAGAGGGTAGTTCGTCACCCCCTCCCGTAAAACAACCTGGGTGCACTCGGGGGTGGTGGAATCTCGGATGATCAGCGTCTGCCGGGCGAACCGGTGTTCTGCGTCACGAATATACCGAAGCAGGGTAAGGTCCGACCACATGCTGTCGGTATCTCCGGCGATGATATCGCTCGTGTCTCGCAGAACATTGTCCCGGAGTTCTTGGAGCTGATCGCCCAGGTTCATGTTTTACGCGCGACGTGTCGCGGTGATCACACGATAGGGGAATCGCAGTTTTTTGCGGTATCCAACCACGCTTTTGCCCGCGTCCAGAATCGGCACTTCCTGCTCCGCTGAGTCGAGCACGTTGAGCAGGCATTCCGGTACGTCCGCTTCCTCGCCAGGACGCAACACGAACGCGCGTCCGTCCGCACTGATGAACTGCCCGGTTGGGGGGATGTTCTCGTTTTCCTCCAGCATGATGCGGGTCAATTTTTCTTTCAGCACAGGCGCTGGAGTAAGTGCACCAGAGAGATTCGATTCGAGATCGTCAAACGTCTGGGGGGTTTTTCTTGGCATGGCTAGTTGTCCTCGTTGGCTGCTTGTTTGAACGCGTCACCGTATTCCTTGTCCGCGTCAGGTGGGGATTTCAGCGAATCCATGTGCTCGGAAATGAACGCCACTGCTTCCTGTGACGTCGTGAAGGCGTAACCCTTCCAAGGGTCTTGCCAGCTCGATTTTGGCTTCTCGTTCTCCGCCATGATTTTTGGGTCGCAGATCTCGACCTCATAGCCGTTTTCAAGTTTTTCAACTCGGATTATGCAATCGCTCATGGACGGCCCCGCAGTTATGTATGACATGGACAACCGAGGGCCGAAGCCCCCAGCCTGTTGGTTAGCCGAGGGCTTCCCACGAGAACGATTTGCTGGCAACCAGTGTGGTAGCTGTCAAGGTGAACGTGCCGTCCTGGTTGTTCAGGATACCGTTGACCAGCTCCAGTGTACGGGTGCCGGCAGCTACCGTGTGCAACGAGACCGCGGCTGTGGTAGCCCACGTTGCCGCGTAGTCGGTGTCCGTCACGCCTGCGTCAGCATCCAGCTTGGCGGTGATGCCGTTGACCGCTGCCTTGAGGGCAGCAAACGTCGTTGACACCGGAGTCCACAGCGAGGTGTAGTTGACATCAGTCACACCCGCAGACGCGTCCAACTTGACCGCCAGTGCTACGATCGATGTCTTCAAGTCCGCCGGAGAGGTCGACGCAGGGTTGCATGTGGCAGCAAAGTCTGTCGGGGTGACACCTGCGTCAGCATCCAGCTTGGCATTGATGCCGCGAATCGCAGTGCCGATCGCGTTTTCGTCCATCCCGTCAAACCATTCATCGCTGATGCGATCGGTGACGTTGTGGACCCGGATCACCCGTGGGACGAACCCGCAAGTGATGGAAGCCGCCGCAGCGGTCGCCGAGGAAGTGACCAATTGACCTACTGCGATATTGGTTACGCCCATGGCGTTGCTCGAGTTGTTAGTGCTGAAAGGCATAATATTCTCCTGAAGTTGTCGGAAGCGATCCGAACTAGTCGGGTCGGATCAATTTAATTACGCTGTAGCAGCGACTTCCAGACGAGCCATGAAGCAGTCGTTCAGAATCACGCATGTCTGCATCGATTTCCAGCCAACAGTACCGCGCTGGGCCAGTGGGTCGCCTGCTGCCGGCTTCGGATTCACGACCATTGGGGTCAGTGCGTCTTTGCCCTTCAGTGGGACGATACCGTACGCATCGCGAGCGAGGTACAGTACTGGATACACGTCGGCCGAAGTGCCAGAAGTGGAGCGCATCGCACCCTTGGTGCCACCAGCGTCCGCGAACGGAGCAAAGATGGTCGACTGCAGGTAGCGCACCGACTCAACCGCGCCAATTTCCATTTCAAACGGGGTCACGGTACCGTACTGCTTAGTCGAAATGAAACCGGTCATCAGACGGATATCGGTTTCCAGATCTGGGTGGACCAGGCCGATAAATGCAGCTTCGATCGGCTCCGTACGGAAGTCCGGGGTTGATTTCACCACATTGGTGATGCGTTTTGCGTTCTGCCGGGTTAGGGCAGTCGTCACCTGGCGCTGCATGGTGGTGGTAATTGCGGTATTCACCGCGGTACGCACACCGCCATTTGCCCAAAATACGTTGGTGCCAGCCTTGAGCACGTTGAAACGGATCGTTTCAATCGTCTGGGCAGCCGATTCACCCATGATCGCGGTACATTCCTTGAGGACAACGTCCTCAGCCGTGTCCATGATGACGTCGGTGATGGTCATGAAGTCGCCGTACTGCACCAGAGTTGCGGTGTAGTCTTGGTTCGCCAGCTTTTTGCCCGTCGGGGTGACGCCTTCAACCAGCGGAGTGGTCGCCAGCGGAGTGAAAAACGCGCTCGACGAGGAGCCGTCACCAGCTGCACC